ACAGGTGGCAGAGTTGCCTTACATGAGCAAACGTTTTGCTTTAAACAGATTTTTAGGATTATCTGAAGAAGAAATGGCTCAGAACAGCACACTGTGGGCAGAAGAGAATGCAGTGGCACAGAAAAAACAAACCAAAACTACTCAATTAAGAACAGGTGGAATCAGTCAAGGCAACATACAATCTGATTTAGATCAGTTTGAAAACCCAACTCCCGAAGCAGGAGCAGCAGCACCAGGATCAGCACCAACAGGTCCAGGATCAGCACCAGCAGGCCCAGGTGGAACACCAGGCACCACACCAGGCGGTGGAGCAACAATTTAGGTTAAATACATTATGCGTTTAACAGAAATGTGGTCACATACCACGCAAGGATTTGAACAAAACAAAAATTACAATGCAGAAGACGATATTTCTGTATTAGACGCTGATGACACTCGTAAAACTCGTTTAAAACTGCGAGACATACACAAAATGCGTCTGGCCAGCGAAGCACACGATCAAGATCAAAGAGAACAAGCAGAGTTTGTACAAAAGATGTACGGACAACAGCCAGCAGCCGACAATCTATCACTTTAATACACCATGTCTAACGTAGCATTCGTATTGGGCAACGGCGAATCACGTAAAGGTATCCGAATAGCAGATCTAAAGCAACATGGCACTGTGTTTGCCTGTAATGCTGTGTACAGAACCGAAGAACCCGATTATCTGATAGCAGTGGATCCCAAAATGATATTGGAAATAGCTGAAACAGAATATCCCAAAACACACGAAGTATGGAGCAATTACAATCATCAGTACGAAAAAAATCAAAATGCTAAAAATTATATAAAATGGTTTTCACCCAGCTTGGGTTGGAGCTCAGGCCCCACTGCTCTAAAACTGGCTGCTGACAAGAAATTTAAAACCATCTACATACTGGGATTTGATTATCAAGGACATAGCAGAGGTGACAAACATAAAAATTTTGCATTCAACAATGTTTTCAAAGACACCCGCAATTACAAGAAAGGCAACGAAGAAGCCACATATTATGGTAATTGGATGAATCAAACCAAAAGAGTAATAAACGATTACAAGGATATACAATTTTTCCGTGTAATACCCAAAAATGCCTTCAAACCGCACGATCTAGAGTTCAATGAGAACTTTAAACACCTAGATATTGACGAGTTTGTACGCATACATAATATACAGATACAGAGTTAGTCAAAAACCACCGGTTTTGACCCAAAAGTACCGCTTTATTTCGCCGTTCGCGTAAATACAACACTTTATAAAGTATAAATCAAACTTGCCAAAAGGAGCACGTGCAATGACACAATCTACAAATAAATTCGAGCAATTGCTAGAATTATTAATCAACGAAGAGAATGATAAAGCCCAAGCGCTATTTCACGAAATCGTTGTGGAAAAATCTAGAGACATCTATGAAGGTTTAGCAGAAGCTGAAACTAAAGAAGACTCTAAAGAAGAAGTTAAAGAAACTGAAAAAGCTGAAGTAACAGCAGAAGCAGTTAAAGAAACAGAAAAAACAGATTCAAAAGACGAATCAGTTGACGAAACTGTTGAAATCGAAGAAGAATCAATTGAAGAAGTTGGTGGCGATGCTACTGATGATTTAATTGCTGACGTTTCAGCTGACGAAAAAGGCGATGCAGAACACGGTGATGATGCAAATGGTGAAGAACCTGCTGCTGATGACCAAGCTGACGCTGGAATCGAAAATAAAATCGTTGACTTAGAAGATGCTTTAGAAGAATTAAAAGCAGAATTCGAAAAAATGATGAATGGTGACAATGGCGAAGATTCAGAAGAGAAATCAGAAGAATCAGTAGCAATTGCTCAACCAGCTCAAGATGCTCAAGCTCAAGTTGCAGTAGCTCAAGAAGCTAAAGAAGAAATGAAGAAGGAAACTGTAAAAGAATACAAGATCCAGAAATCAGCTGACAACAAAGATGCTTCAGACAAATCAGCAAAATCACCAGTAGTTGATGCAGGTACTAAAATGGGACAAGGTTCTAAGAACATCGCGCAAGCAGATGTTGCTAAAGAAAAAGCAAAAGTTCCAACTGCTGAAAAAATGGGTGACTTTGAAAACACACCAGGCAAAGACAAAGCAACTTCTTACAAAAAAGAAGTAAAAGCGGATCTTAAAGATGGTGGTGATAAATCGGCATCTAAATCTCCAATCGTTGCTGCTAAGAAGTAAGCAATAGAACAGAGAACAGGGAGCAAAGATGGGACTATACCTAAGAGAACACTTAACCTACGATCAGGCCAGGATGGAAGTCTTGCACGAAGGCAAGGAAGGCAAGGACCTTTACATGAAAGGGATTTGTATCCAAGGCGGCATCAAAAATGCCAATCAGAGAGTTTACCCAGTGAATGAAATTCAAAAAGCGGTAAAAACACTCAATGATCAGATCACATCAGGTTATTCTGTTCTGGGAGAAGTAGACCATCCCGATGATCTAAAAATTAATTTGGACCGTGTTAGCCACATGATTACTGATATGTGGATGGACGGTCCGAATGGATACGGCAAGATGAAAATCCTGCCAACACCAATGGGCCAACTAGTGAAAACTATGTTAGAGTCTGGAGTTAAACTAGGCGTGTCAAGCCGCGGTTCTGGAAACGTTTCAGAATACGGTGGAGGACAAGTTAGTGATTTCGAGATCATAACAGTGGACGTAGTGGCACAACCTTCAGCACCGGGTGCTTACCCAACTGCAATTTACGAACATTTGTTGAATACAAAGGGCGGAAATAAAGCAATGGGTCTGGCTGCTGAGATTAGAGATGATAAAAAAGCACAGAAGTACCTTAAAGAGGCACTAACCAACATAATAAAGGACCTAAAATAATGTTCGACGCAATATCAAAACTGGTTGAATCAGGCGTTATTGGAGAAGAAACTCAAAAGACTATCCAAGAAGCATGGGAAAACAAAGTTAAAGAAAACAAAGAGCAAGCTGCTGCTGAACTTAGAGAAGAATTCGCTAAGAGATACGAGCACGACAAAAACAACATGGTAGAAGCCATCGATAAAATGATGACTGACAAGTTGAGTGAAGAAATCACCAAGTTCGTTGAAGACAGAAAAGCACTTGCAATGGAAAAAACAGCATACAAAGAAAACGTAGGCGCACACTCTGCAAAATTAGAATCATTTGTAATGAACAAATTAGCAGAAGAGCTTAACGAGCTTAATGTTGACAGAAAGAGTGTACACGAAAATTTCTCTAAATTAGAAGAATTTGTAGTGGGTGCTCTTGCTAAAGAAATCAAAGAATTCCACGAAGACAAAAAAGGCGTAGTGGAAACCAAAGTTAAATTAGTAAAAGAAGCTAAATCTCAAATGAAAAAATTGAAAGACGCTTTTATTACTAAATCTGCCAAAGTAGTTGAAGACGCAGTTACTAAAAAATTGAGTGAAGAATTAACTCAATTAAAAGAAGACATCACTGCTGCTAGACAAATTAATTTTGGTAAACGAGTTTTCGAAGCTTTCGCTTCAGAATATCAATCTTCTTACTTAAATGAGAAGAGTGAAACCTCAAAACTATTAAAAGTAGTTGATGAGCAGATGCTGAAAATAGAGGAAGCTAAGAAATCCATCGAAGAGAAACAAGCGGTGATTGAATCTAAGGAGCAAGAAATTGCTAGATCTAAAGATTTGATGGAACGCAAGGAAACGATGGCTGAGTTGCTCAAACCTTTGAGCAAGGACAAGGCAGACGTTATGAATCAATTGCTTGAATCAGTTCAAACAAAAGATTTAAAATCTGCTTATGCGAAGTATCTAACTCCAGTAATGGACGATAAGAACGTTGCATCTAATGCCAAGAAAGTAATTTCTGAAGCAAAAGGTGACAGAGCTGTGAGAGAAGATGCTGACTTAACAAATATCCGCAAATTAGCGGGTATTCAACACTAAACAAAAGGAAAGAATCAAATGTCAGACTTATTTGAATCAAAATGGGGCGAAACAAAAGCCGCATTGACCGAAGGTTTAACTGGTAACAAGAAAAAGACTATGGATATCGTTCTAGAAAACACTAGACGAGCATTATCTGAGTCGGCT